TAAGGAGAGTAAGATGTTAACCCTATTAAATCCAACCAAGACAGAAGATCAGAGTGGCTACATAGTCAAATCATTAACCTGCCCTAACTGTGACACCGACACTAGAACATATGTAACTAAGCAGGAGATGTATGACTACAACCAAGGTGGACTAGCACAAGATGTACTAAAGGAACTACCACGTGAAGAACGTGAACGCTACATCACAGGTATATGTAGCCCATGCTGGGACACAATGTTCCCTGAAGAAGGAGATAGTAATGTTACAAACAATTAACGGGATAGACCTGCTACTAGTACTAGTAATCACAGCACTAGGGTACTACTGCCAAACCATGAACAGCGCGATAGAGCGTATTCGGGAACGTCATGTGTCGTATTTAGATCTTGGTTGCGGTAATAGTTGTTGCCCACCGAGAGACATTCCACAATGTAATTGGTGTGAAACTAATTACCCTTGCCGAGTTATCAAAGACCTAGGCGGAGAAGCATTCTAGTACCTTTACTGGTGACCACCCTGCTTCGCACGGTGTGGTCACTGCTATGGGTTGTAGATACAACTCAGTTAGTCTAAGGAACAAGGAGTACACAATGACTAATGCAATCTATGAAGACGATGAGAAGTTAGCATCTATCCTCGAAGTACTGAAGGCAGCCGAGTTATTCGGAGAAGTAATACAAGTCAAGATGTTACAGAGTGACGAGGAACTAGAGGTAGAAGAGTGGGAAGACGTACTTGCTAAGACTGGCAAGGACGAAGTAGCCTACCTATTCGAGAACTATCACCATGAATACTCAATGGGTACCATAGAGATAGAGACTGAACCTAAGGTATCAGGACATGACTGGATTGAGTCAGTAACCCTAAGCCTACAGCCACGTAGTGTCACCACTATCATAACGAAATCAGAATGTGGTAAGCAACTAACTGAATGCTACTCATTCGATTGTAAGCACGAGGTAGTGAGCTACCAACACAGCACTGAACCCAATGAACGCAACGAATACAAGACAGACTGGAACTCAATGGCTGATCGTCCATCACCTGACTTCATGATGGGTATGCCAGGACTACGGTACATAGAGATAGATCAAGAGTTCTTCACTCGACTAAACATAGTATGCAGTGAGTGTCACTTGTATACACCCAAGAAGGATACCCTATGTCAGAACTGTGACAAGGTACTCGTATTAGCATAAAGAAAAGAACTGGTTGGTGCCCACCACTTTGTGGGTGGGTCACCACCCAGATAGCAATGAACAGGAGAAACAAATGAACAATGAAACAACAGTGTCAGGTAAGCTAAAGAATATCAAGGAGTTCGACCAGTACGGCTTGATGTTAGTGGCACAACTGACCCAAAAGGTAGGTAACGAACGAGCAAAGTTCACTATACCAGTGGCATGCTTTGATTCAACACTAGCACCAGCACTACGTGGACTACGTGAATTACAAGATGAACTTGGATTCACACCAGTAGTTAACATTACTGGTGAGTTGGATACAAAGTTCGACGTACGACAAGGCGTTGAGTCGTATGACCGTAAAGCACCGATGACTCGTATCATTATCAAGTCAGTAGAACTTGCTGAAGTATAGCAAGACCGAGATGGGAGGTAGACCGAGCAGTAGCTTAGTCTATCTCCCTATCTTTATGTTAGGTACAGACGCAGTAGAAAAACTGGTACCTACTAAGTTCACAACAACAACAGATAGGAATAAGAAATGGCAACAATGACAGACCTAGACATAGACTTAGGGACACTAGAACCTAAGCATCTAGAAAACGTACAAGAAGTATACAAGTTCATAGAACTATTACTAAGCGGAGACGTAGATGTAACTAAGTTAACTAAGAAAGACCTCAAGAGTATAAATAAAACTATGCTTAACCTTAAGGTACGCGATGGCTTCTTGAAATACTTTAGTGCTACTGGATCACACACACGAACCCTTATCATCATGCAATTCGGAATCATAGCAGTACGTATGACTACTAAAGATATGCCACCTCATGTACAAGGTAATACACATATGATACTAGCAGCACTAATGGTACTAGACACTGCTCTCAACCACGAAGAACATGATGATGATGACATACTTATTAAAGGAATGGAGATCGCATCCACATTCCTTGACCGTGCTAATGCAACAGGTTATGAACAAGGCTTACTAGATTTATTAAATCTAATGAGTCAAATAAACATACCACCACATGTATTCCTGGATTCAATGACTGCATTGACCTTTGAGAACTGCACACAACCATAAGAGGGGAAACTCATGGATAAGATACAAGATGAGCCTTGGTTCAAAGACCCATTCGGCTGGTATGAGGAACAGAACTATCCTGAAATTGTAGGCATACAGTTAACAGAGGAGATAGCACTAGATTTCTTACAGGGATTGTATACAATCTATCAGATGTTGAAGCAAGGCAATAAAGAAAGAGCAGCAAGAGACACCGAACAACTAGCAGTACTACTACTAGCTAGTGCCTTTGACTATGGTCAAGAGGCAATGGATAGGTTAGTTGAACTGGAGTTCAATGACATAGACATAGATAAAGAGTTCGCTAAGTTAGCGAAGGAACAGAAAGGAAAGAACAAAGATGCCAAGAGTTAATCCGTATACCTTAATAGGTATGTACAACGAGAGAGAAGTTACATCAGCGCATGAACTCATGCATGAAACAGAACTAGACTGGACTGTATCACTTGAACCAGTGTATGTAATGACAACAGAAGGTAGAGTAGAGATACCAAATAAGTATGGCACTATGCGTACTAAGTTAGATGGTACTCACGATGTACTAAGTGTAGTGGGATCTAACTATAAAGTATTCCAAAACGCTGAGATATTCTCATGCCTTGATGAAGTAGTGGGCAGAGGAGACGCACGCTATGGATCAGCAGGTGAGCTTAAAGGTGGCAACATAGTATGGACAGTACTAGAACTACCAAAGAACATCACCGTAGGTGATGACAAGCACATTGGCTACATCATAGCACGTACCTCACATGATGGATCAACACCATTTCAAATGACACCATCAGTCATACGCCTTGGCTGTACCAATCAGATCAATGCAGCTATGGCAAGTGGACGTGACTCAGGTATCTACTACTCATTACGACACAGTACCAACAGCAAGATAGATTATGAACAAATTAAGTATGCATTCAAGATGATGAACAGTGACATAGAGAAGTATGTAAGTGTATCTACTATGTTACGTTCAATAACGATGGCTGACTCAGAGTTCGTTAACTTTACTAAGCGAGTATACCCACTACCAAGCAAGATAGAGTTCTCTCCATATGAACTACTAAGTGCTGGAGAAAAGACAACCAGAACTAGGGTAGTAACCAACAGATTAAGTGCACTCAAGGTATGGAGTGGTGCTACTGGTACACAAGGCAACATAGCAGGTACCAAGTACGGAGCATTCCAAGCTATCGTTGAAGCAACGGATCACTTCTCTAAAGACTACGAGAAGCAAGCAGGTAAGATGATACTAGGCACAGACTTAAAGGTTAAGTCACGTGCACTTGAATTGTTAGGAGTATAACAATGGGGCTAGACATGTATCTAAGCATAAAGGAAACATACAGTGACCAAGAATGGATGACTAAAAGTTCTACAAAAGATATAGCAAAAATCTTTGGTGAAGTCAGCCAAGCAATAGGAGTAGTAAATAAAGATTCAATCGAAGTTGAATATAGTGCTATCTACTGGCGTAAAGCTAATCAGATTCATGGATACTTTGTTAACACATTCGCTGAAGGAAACGATGAATGCCAAATTATACCAGTACCACGTGAAGGACTAGTAAAACTTCTAGAGATATGTGCTGCCTTACTAGACACTAGATCAACAGAGATGGCAATGGAACTACTGCCACCTATGGGAGGATTCTTCTTCGGTAACTATGAAATTGATGAGTATTATTGGGGAGATATCCAAGAAACATTCGATCAGTTAACCACCCTATTAGCTGAGCACCCTGATACTTGGCTAACAAAGTATGAATACCAGTCATCATGGTAGAGATAACTGAGTGTGGCTTCGGAGTAACGGTAGAGAGTAGCGCATTCTTAGCAGTAGTAAAGAGACACGGTAAACTCTTAGCTAAATTCAAGGGAGAGACAGCTTGGATGGATGCTGAACGATTCGCTAGTGACCTAACCTGGGAAGAGGATAGGAAAAGTAAATGAAAGTATACAAGTCAATGCTACTAACAAGTAGATACATTGAATCATATGACTATGATGACAAAAACTGGGAAGAATTTAAGGACACGGTACGTCTAAACATAAACTCTGACGCAACAGATGATGAGATCAAAGAAGATTTCAACGAAGACTTCTATGATTACATGATGGGAATTACCTATAACAAATATGGTAATGCAGAAGAAGTAACTGAAGAAACTGTAGACAGGTACATTGAAGGTTATGGGTACGAATAAGCTATGCGGATGCGTGATAATCAAAGATAGGTACACAAGGTACCATATATGTCCACACTGTGGAGAAATTAAGGACATACCATACTGGTTAGGAGGACTAGATGACAACGGAAGAAGGCTCAACAATGTATAAACTATACGCAACCTATGAGGTACAAGCAGTAGCTGAGTATGAAATGAGGCTAGACGTAGAAGAAGTAGATGAATATATTAAAGACCATGACCTAGAAATAACAAGACATCAGGATAAGATTCAAATCTATGAACACTTCTTAGCCAATGGTGCCTATGAAACACCAGAACAATCAACAGATGAAAGTAAAGTTATAGTAGGGATAGAGGTATACCGATGATAGATGACAATGAAGTCATATGGGAATCAAGAATAACATATGGTATGGTTAAGCTAGGTCTAGGATTAAATATAGAACTAGAACACCTAACCACTGACCTTGACAGTGCAGTCGAAGCAACGTGCTCAGAATATGGCATACTTTTCTAATGTTTAAACTATCAGTAGATGACACACCATCATGTACTGGGATGGACATAGAACTATTCTATCCCAAGGGAGAGGAACAAGCTAAGCGTGCTGGAGATTACAGATCATTAAGACAAACATGTGCCAACTGTCCAGTGCTTACTAAGTGTAGGGACTGGGCAGTTAAGCACGAAGACTACGGATTCTGGGGTGGTATGTCCACCTATGAGCGTAGAGTATACCGTGAAGAAAACAACATACAGTATAGCGTACTTACAGGACAAACGAAAGGAAAAAGATAATGGAATGCTGTGAACTAAACATAAGAAAACTGTACAATGAAGATGAAATATGTGTACAATGTACAGTAAGAATAGAAGATGACATCACTGATTCCTTACTAGGACAGTACAAAGATTACAAGGAGAACATTGATTAAGATAGATGGCTATGAATTGCCAGCACACATATCCTATTCAGCACTAACAACATACCTTGACTGTGGTTGGAAGTATTATCTAACTCGTATCGTTAAGGTAGCCGAAAGACCAGCTTGGTATTTCGTAGGTGGTAGCGCTGTACATACAGCAACAGAGGTATACGATAGAGAACTATACGCGAAAGAAGCTAATGAATAAATATTGGGACGATGCCTGGAATAAACAGAAGGTAGAACAATCAGTAAAAACACCCATTGACCAGGCATTATGGAAGGCAGCAGGTCGCTCGACCAAAGCTAACCCTAATAAAGAAGATGATGTATGGTGGTATGCTAATGGCTCAGACATGGTAGACAACTGGATCACATGGCGTAGTCATACACCGTTGAAATTATGGGTACACAATGGAATACCAGCCATTGAACTAGGACTAACACCAATATGGAATGACATACCAGTACAGATGCACCTTGATAGAGTAATGCAACTAGAAAATGGAGATCTAGTTGTACTAGATATCAAGACAGGCTCACGTACACCATCATCAGACTTGCAGTTAGCTTTCTACGCAGCAGGTATGGAAGAACTGTTAGGTGTACGTCCTAAGTATGGAGCATACTGGATGGGTAGGACAGGTCAGACTAGTGAACTAATCGACCTTGACTATTTCACAAAGGATGCTATCATTGATATCGTTACTAAGTTCGATACGGCACGTAGAGCAGAGCTATTTATGCCTAACCTTAACCACTGTGTAATGTGTGGAGTTCAAGATCACTGTAAGTACAAAAGAAAAGGATAAAGAAATATGTCAGAGAAAACATATGTAGTCAATGTAAAAACAAAGGCAGGTACTATTGTTACTGCACGTGGAGATACAGCAGACGAGTTAGTTACTAACATCAACCAATTAATTTCTGTTGGTATTGAGTTCGCAGTAGAAACACTAGAAGGATTACTAGGTGGTAGAACCACACCGCCCAGTGTACCCAGTGGTGACACTGGAATCGATACAGTACTTACTGCGTTAGGTGGACTAGTAACAAGCGTAGTACCAGCAGTAGTAGCACCACCTACATTTAATCCAGTGCAGCCACCAGCATTCAATAACCCACTAGCTGGATCAGGAATGAAACAATGTATCCACGGTACTATGACTAAGCGTGAAGGTGAAGGACCATACGGTCACTACAAAGCATTCATGTGTCCAACAGAAAAGGGTACGCCTGATCAGTGCAAGGCTATCTATACTAAGTCAGGTACAGCAGAGTACATTAATTTCTAACAACAAATAAGTTTGAGTGGGTAGGTAGCAGGGGAAGGCTATCTGCCCATTCATTATTTTATCAGGAGATAAATGAAAACATTAAGTAGAGCAGTAGGTAGACCTGACATTGGTGGTGAAGCATTACCTACAGTGTTCAGAACATTTGAAGCAAATCAAATTACCCTACGTAGAGCAGAAGTCAGTATGATAGCTGGCACACCAGGTGCAGGTAAGTCAACACTAGCACTAGCCCTAGCCCTACGTATGCAAGTACCGACACTATACCTATCAGCAGATACCAATGCTCACACTATGGCAATGCGATTGTATTCAATGATAATAGGAGTATCACAAAGTGAAGCAGAGAAAATCATATCGGAAGAGCCAAAGTTTGCTCGGAATAATCTTGCTCTTGCCAGTCATATCTATTGGAGTTTTGATAGTTGCCCTTCTATTAGTGATATCGACGATGAGGTTACCGCAATTGAAGAATTACTTGGAGAACCACCTGCCTTAATCATCATTGATAACCTAATGGATATCAGTATGGATGGAGGAGAAGAGTTTAGTAACATGCGTAGTGCATTAAAGGAGTTAAAGTATCTTGCACGTGACACTAACGCAAGCATCTTAGTACTACACCATACACAGGAAGGGTACGCAGGGACACCATGTCAACCACGTAGTTCATTACAAGGTAAGGTAGCTCAGTTACCTGCACTGATCCTTACTGTTGCACAGAATGGTAATGGTTTATTAGGTGTAGCTGCAGTTAAGAATAGATATGGTAAAGCTGACTCAACTGGTCAGTCACCAGTATGGCTACAGTTTAACCCAGAATATATGTTTATATCAGACCTAGAGGAAGCAAGATGAACAAGTCTAAGATAAAAGGAACGGCAGCAGAAACCGCTGTAGTTAATTGGCTACTAAGTAAGGGACGTAAGCACGTGGAACGGCGAGCATTGGCTGGCAAGGAAGACCGTGGTGATATTGCTGGTATTCCTTCGGTGGTTATCGAGGTGAAGAACTGTAAAACAATATCATTATCAGCTTGGCTAAAAGAACTAGAGGTAGAGATGACCAATGATAAAGCAGAAACAGGTGTAGTGATACACAAGAAGTCTGGTACTCAAGACGTAGGTAAATGGTATGCTACTGTGCCAGTAGCCATATGGTACGCACTACTGAATGATGCAGGATACTGATGAGATCATCATTAACTAAATCATTAATAGAACCACCACCTATCATAAAGATAATCGAACACTATGGTGGTAAGTTAATCAGAAGCTACAGTAGCTGGCAGAAAGTTAAGTGTCCATTCCACAGTGATAGCCATGCTAGTGCAGGAGTAAACATTAAAGAGAACATCTTTGTATGTCATGGCTGTGGAATAAAAGGTAATGGATTCAACGTAATCAAACAACACGAAGGAGTAAGGTTCAATGAAGCTATCAAGATCGCAGAAGATATTACTGGAGAAGTCTACCAAACACTACGAAAAGGACATACACTTAGCCGAAGAGTATCTGACACAACGAGGGATCAGTCTACCGATCGCAGAAAAGATTCGATTAGGAGTCGTCGTTAACCCACTACCAGGACAAGAACAGTTTATAAATAGATTATCTATACCATACATCACACCCACTGGTATAGTAGACATAAGGTTCAGATCAATAGGACCTGAAGAACCTAAGTACATGGGTATGGCTGGTACTTCAACTAGACTATACAACGTAGATGCTTTGCATATAGCAGGTAACTACATAGCAGTATGTGAAGGAGAAATAGATGCAATCACTCTTAGTTATTGCTGCGATATTCCTGCTGTTGGTGTACCAGGAGCTAATGCTTGGAAGCCACATTACGGTAGGTTACTTGCGGACTTTGAAACTATCTATGTATTTGCTGATGGTGATCAGCCTGGCACTGATTTTGCAAAGAGCTTGAGTAAAGAATTTAATAGTGTTATAATAATGCAAATGCCAGATGGTGAGGATGTCAACTCGATGTTCTTACGCAATGGTTCGGACTACTTTACAAAGAAGGTTGCAGCATGAGTTACTTAGAGAATATTTTTAACAAAAAAATTATACCAACACTAGATGATAGTTGTCTGTATGAAGCCTGTGAGATAGAAGATGATCTATGGAACATGATATTCCCTACTAACTTTGAAATAGAAGCACATGAAATCTTTGGTGAGTTACTAGACATCATAGTCAGTAAGCAAAATGATTATGGTCCTAACAATATCCAGCGTGCACCAGGTGGAGCACTCAATGGATTACAGGTACGTTTGTATGACAAGCTATCAAGGTTAGCTAACTTACTAGAGACTGGTGTCAAGCCAGAGAATGAATCACTACGCGATACCTTCATCGACATTGCTAACTATGGTGTCATTGGAGTCATGGTATTAGATGGGACATTCCCCAAGGCAAAGGATTAAACATGAAGACAGTAGTAGTGCTACCTGATATGCAGATACCTTACAATGACAAACGTGCCACCAAGGCAGTAATGAACTTCGTTGCTGATTACCAACCAGATGAATTGTACTGTGTCGGTGACGAAGCTGACAGTCCTGAACCATCACGATGGGTGAAGGGATTAGTAGGTGAGTTCGAAGGTACACTACAAAGGGGACTAGATGAAACTACTAAGATTATGGTTGGTTTCAAAGAAGCGTTAGGCGATAAGCCTTTCCATACAATGAGGAGTAATCATGGAGATAGAATCCAGAACTATATCAGAAAATATGCACCTGCTCTCGAGTCGTTACGAGATCTCGAGTACTCGAAACTTCTTCGGTATCGTGAAAATGAAATTACGTATCACGATAAATTTTACACGTTCACCCCAGGATGGATACTTGCGCACGGAGATGAAGGTCGAGCCAATAAATCCCCAGGTGGAACTGCTCTCACTCTGGCTAAACAAATTGGGTCTTCAGTTGTATGTGGTCATACACATAAACAAGGGATACAACATGAACATGTGGGTTACGGAGGGAAAATCCATAGTAAGTTATACGGGGTTGAAGTTGGGCACCTCATGGAACTATCGCAGGCACACTACCTCGGTCAAACGGGAGCAAACTGGCAACAAGGTTTTACCATTCTTTATACGCGAAGAGGGAATGTAACACCAGTCAACGTACCGATCAATGGTCGTTCTTTTGTGGTCGAGGGTAAGCTATATGAGTTCTAGTGTTTACGAAACTTATACTGACATGGTCAAACAAATAGCTGGTGAATTTAAACGTAAGTACCACATGGTTGAACGAGATGATATCGAACAAGAGTTATGGATATGGTTCGTTACTCATCCAGTTAAAATAGAAGAATGGTTAGAACTACCAGAGCAGAAGGACCAAGATAAATTATTCGCTAGGTCACTACGTAATGCTGCACTTGACTATTGTCTCAAGGAGAAAGCTTACAAGGCTGGCTACAAGAGTGAAGACAATTACTTCTATAACAAAGAGTTCGTTAAGTTAATGATACCTGCTGTCCTTACAGATGACTGGACTAAGTTTAATAACGTACTTAATGAAATGGGTCGCACTGCTAAAGTCTTAGCCGAGTCAGGAGACTGGATGTCTTTCAGTGCTGACGTTAAGATGGCATTTGATAAGTTAAACAAAAGAGATCAGTCGTTAGTGCATCTATTCTATGGTGAACAGATAGATGGAGCAGAACTAAATGAACGCATTGATACTACTAAGTCACAGAAGGCAGTGATGATGGAAGCTAACCGAGCTGTCAACAAGATGATTAAATCACTAGGTGGTTTCCCACCTTGGAAGGATGAAGACAATGATATGCCAGCAGTGTAAGAAAGCAGGAGACCTGGAGAAGAACTACATTGAACATTACTATATACCTTCGATGTTTACAACTACCCCAAAGATAGAACTGTGGCATAAGACCAAGGCACTACACGCAAGTTGCATAACAGTAGATTGTTACTGTCAACACAGGGTTAAGAAACCAAATTAAATCAAGGGGCAGGAAGGTTTCGACTAACTGTAAAACCACACGATGGTCTATGTTAGGACAGGGGTTCGATTCCCCTCTGCTCCACCGTAAAACAAGAAAGTCCCCCTCTAAGGTGGTCAGATACCGAGTTGGTACTTGACTACCCTAAAGGGGGTTACGTTGCTTAGCGTGCTTCTGTGTGGCTGTGAGGGCTATTGTACCCACTAGGCAATGGGTTTTAATTAGCCTTAATTTGTCTTCCATCAAGGACGATAGGTACTGCACCATCATGGTCTAAGTACAGACCAACTGGCATATTACCACCAGATATAAATGAGTGAGC